CTTATATATTAACCCCACTTAAATATTAAACACAAATAAGAGGGGGATATATAGGATAAGTAATATATAGGATAAGTTAGTAATATATAGGATAAGTTAGATTGGCATGAGAGGCGAACGCGAGGTCAGGTCAGGCCGTCAGGGGTGCTACGGTCTAGGAGTCTAGCGGTCTAGCGGTCTAGACTGTCAGACTGTTGAGCCTCTCACATAAATCTAATCAGGAAATATTATTGTATGCACACCCTGAAAGTATGCACACTGTAATATCACCAATCAGGCCAAATCAAGCCAAATCAAGCAAATCTTCCATTTTTCGTGGTGCCCGCATTGCAGTGATTTTTGCCTGCAATTTCGCGCAAGTATCATCATCACTTGCAGAGATTTCCAGCGCCAGAGACAATCCATTGAGTTGTTTTTCATTCAGCATAGTCTTCCCACCTGCCAATTTTCCCATCAGTTCACGATAACCATTGAGATGTTGGCAAATGGTTTTTTCCTGATCTTCAGTAAGTGGATCATTGGTATAGCCAAGTTTCTCAGCAATCAGCACAAATAGGTTTTCCTTCACTTCAGAATCAAACCAGCGTTGTGTCTGTTCAATAGTCAATCGACCACCAGTTGCCTCAGATTCCAGGTATGCAATCACAGCACTGATTGAAATGTCATCATCATTCACACCAGTGAGCTGCCCTGCACTGGTTTCATACAAGTTCCGAATGATCCCATCTTGAGCATTTTCAACCAGCGTGCACACAAATGGTGCAAGATGTTCAATCTGTGCAATAACATCCTCAAGTACAATTGGGGGGATAGAGACACAGATACTTGGCAAGGTGGTTTTTCCTTCTTTTTTCATTTTCTTAGTGAGTTTATAACCCACCTTTGCCAGACGTTGACCTGACAGTGCCTCACTCTTGCCAGCAACGAACAGGGATACTGCGTGCCGATTGGAAATATTGGACATAATGCACTTTCTAGAATCAATGATTAACGATGCGAAATTGCATCCATTAGTTCACATTGTGGTATGAACTAATGAGACAATCACACGATGACAGGATCAGCGAAACATTACGGCAAGCCACAAACCAAACTCAACTTTGCTCATGCCTTTCTTGGTGTAGTAATTCTGCGACCACACCACACCATGAGTCATCACAGTGTCAGCAAACAATTCTGAAAACCTGATAGACCCCGAGCCATTCATATCAATCTCCTCACTAGAATCCGTGGAACATTCCACAATCAATCTCTACCTACATCTGCTTTCGCATTGTCTCTAGTATAACCACTTTTCGGTACAAAAACAGCCCATCTGACCCGCTTTACAAAACTTTACAATCTGGCAACAGTCATGAGCTAGCCGGATTCATCTCACATCAATCCAACCACCATCTCACATCATCCAACCATCATCCAACCATCAATCTAAACGCGAATCATTCTCATTCTCACCTTCATTCTCATCCACAATATGAAATCCAATCTCATACTGTGAAATTGACCCCAGGGGGTAGAGACTTTTTTGGCTGATTTGCAGGCTTCTATCCTAAAGAATCCCCCAAATATTCCTAAATTTTTTAACAATTCCTATCCTCTCCTATCCTATCCTCTCTTAGTTTCCATAATAATTTTCTAAAAAATTTTTTAGAAATCTTTCTACACCTTCCTTCAATCCCCAGCACCTCAATCATCCATCCCACGTTATCATCTCACTAATCCCTCACATTCACACCTTTATATCATGGCAACATCTACTACTACCAGCACTGAAGATCGCGCACTCACTTTACTAGGTCAAGGAATTGGCCCAGAAATGGTTGCATCTGCTGTAGGTGTATCAGTTTCCAGAATCTCTCAACTTCTCAGTGATCCTGAGTTCTCCGCAAAAGTTTCAGAACTTCGCTTCTCTGCATTAGCTAAACATAATGAACGAGACTCTGCATATGATTTAATGGAAACACAACTTCAGGAGAAACTGAAGGATCTAATTCCATATATGATGAAACCTGGAGAAGTTCTGAAAGCAATTCAAATTATCAATGCAGCGAAGCGTCGTGGATCTTCTACACCTGATTCAATAATTAATAAGCAGACTATCGTGCAGCTCGTACTTCCCACACAAATTATCAACTCATTCACTCAAAATATCCAAACGAATATCCATAATCAAGTGGTGCGTGCAGGAGAACAAGATCTTGTTACAATCCAATCTGGAAGAATGAATTCATTACTTGAGGGAACTAGAAACTCCAAATCTCCCACACTTATTGAAAGAAATCAAAATGTCGCGCCCCCCAACTAATGCAGAAAAAGCTGCTGTGCAAACTCTTTTTAATAACTTAGCTCTTGAGGCTAGAAATAAAGAGGCAGCGCGCCAACAGCTCCTTAAGATTCAACTATTGCTTGCTCGCAGAGTAGCTAAATGAGTGCACCAAAAGATTGGAACTCACGCCTAGAACTCACTTCACCAGAATCTCCTCAGGTAGAAGTAGAAACTACACGTGAAGAATCTTATGATCCAAAGCAAGTAGAAGAGCTCGCAAAGAATTCACTAGATTTCCTTGCAGCTCTTGCAATGCCAACAGTTTTTCGTTACATGTTCCCTCCGCTTTTCAAAGCTGCTTGGGAATGGTTAGTTTCATATATTCATAAACAGCGTGATTTTTCCCAACTTGCTCTGGGACTCCCACGAGGTTTTGCAAAGACCACCTTTGTTAAAATTTTCCTTCTCTATGTAATCCTCTTCACTAAACGTCAGTTCATTCTAGTATGCGCAAACTCGGTTCCTAAAGCTGTCGCAATTCTAGCTGACGTAATAGACTTCCTCAATGAGCCAAATGTAAAAAAGGTCTTTGGAGATTGGAGTCTTGGAGTTGAAACTGACCAACAGGTTCTAAAGAAATTCGGGTTTCGTGGTAGAAATATCATTCTAGCTGCAGGTACTGTAGAATCTGTTCGAGGTTTGAATATTAAACATCAGCGGCCAGATGTGATGTTATTTGATGACATTCAATCTCGCCAAGACGCAGAATCTGAGGTGATCTCGAAACAAATCGAGACAGATATGATTGGTACAGCTATGAAGGCAAAGAGTCCTCATGGCTGTTTATTCATTTTTGTAGGAAATATGTATCCTACAAAATGGTCAATTCTCAAACGACTCAAGCATAATCCTGCATGGTTTAAGTTTATTGTAGGTGGTATTCTTTCTAATGGTGAATCTCTCTGGGAAGAACTCCAACCTAAAGCTCAATTAATTAAAGAGTATGAAAATGACTTATCAATGGGGCGGCCAGAGATTTTCTTTGCAGAAGTTTTGAATGATGAAACCGCCTCAGTAAATAATCTTGTTGATCTATCTAAACTTCCAGTCTATTCTATTCCAGAAGATGAACTCCATCAAGGTAATTATATCATCATCGATCCTGCAACTGATAAAGAAAATGCTGATGCTGTATCCATAACTTACTTTGAGCTCCATCAATCTGTACCAGTGCTTAAGATTATCAAAGAAGGTAAGCTATCCCCAGGTGACACAATTATGGAAAGTCTTAAGATAGCACTAGTCAAGAACTGCCGAATCATTGCAATTGAGTCGAATGCTTATCAATATTCCCTAAAGTATTGGTTCGAATTTATTTGTGCACAGCAGGGAATTATTGGTATCGAGGCAGTGGAAATCTATTCTGGCAGATATTCCAAAAATTCTCGTATCCTTGGAATGTTCAAATCACTTCTGGCAGGAGAAATCCTGATTCATCCAGAATGTCAAGCTCAGGTCAACTCTCAGATTACTCAGTTTAATCCAATGAAAACTAATAATACTGATGGTCTGCTAGATTGTGTAACATATGCTCCGAAAGTTGTGGAACTTTATGGCCCTCTGATTCTTGGAGGAACTATCATTGAAGATCAAGAGGCTGGCACTAATCGAGTGTATGATACTCTTGAGAATTCTGCATTCTAATCAACCCACATTAAAATCTTATGGCCGCTGCAACCCCCCTGATCATTCCTGATAAATCTCAGGAAGCAATTGTTCAATTCCATAAACAATGTTATTCTATGCTAAATCAGCAATGGAATATTCGTGAACAAATGCGTCAAGCAGATCTTGCATACATGCGAGAAACTGATGGTACTGTGGAACATTCACGTGCGAAACTTTCAAATCGTTATGGAGATTCTACTAAGTTTCAAAATGTAGTTGTGCCAGTTGTGATGCCTCAAGTAGAATCGGCTGTCACTTACCAAGCATCTGTGTTTCTAACAGGAACTCCAATCTTTGGCTGGGTATCGCCCCCAGAATCTGAATCTGCTGCGATCCAATATCAAACTGTCATTGAAGATAACTCCACACGAGGTGGATGGATTCAGCAACTCCTAATGGTTTTCCGGGACGGATTCAAATACAATCTGGGTATTGCAGAAACTACTTGGGAACGCTGTGTCACTGCAGCAATTGAAACTGATCCTTCATTTGGAAAAGATGGACGCCCAAAAGAAGTAATCTGGCAGGGCAATCGAGTCAAACGCTGGGACCCTTATAATTCATTCTGGGACTGTCGTTATAAGCCTACAGATATTTATAAGGATGGTGAGTTCTGTGGTCATACAGAATTAATGTCCCGTATCCATTTGAAGAAGTTCATTAATGAACTCCCAGATAAGATGGTACCAAATATCAAAGCTGCCTTTGAATCCGGCATGGGAGCAAATGCTGCGGGCGGAGTTGGTGGTATTGAATCTTATTATATTCCACAAATTAATCCTGATGCTCTAATGCAAATTGATCCCAAGAGATCAACAGATTGGATGAGTTGGGCAGGTTTGCTGGAAAGGCCGCCGGGGGAAATAATTTACAAAAACCTTTATGAGGTTACAACCCTTTATGCTCGAATTATTCCGCAGGATTTCCGTCTCCGCGTTCCTAGTGCTAATACTCCACAAGTGTGGAAATTTATTATTGTTAATCATCAAGTCCTAATCTATGCTGAAAGGCAAACAAATGCACATGCCTTCCTTCCCACACTTTTCATCCAGCCTAACGAAGATGGACTTGGGTATCAAACGAAATCTCTTTCTAAAAACGCACAGCCTTTTCAAGAAATTGCTTCCGCTCTTGTTAATAGTGCTATGGCTGCTCGTCGCCGGGCTATTTCCGATCGTGGCATTTATAACCCACAATTAGTTTCTGCAGCCCATATCAATAATGATTCACCGACTGCAAAGATTCCCATGCGGCCAGCTGGATACAATAAAGCTCCACAAGAGGCTTATTTTCCAATTCCTTATCGGGATGATCAATCTGCAATAGCTTTCCAAGAACTCCCTCAAATGCTTCAGATGGCTAATACTGTCAATGGACAGAATCAAGCCAAACAGGGTCAGTTTGTAAAGGGTAATAAGACTCAGCATGAATATGAGTCTGTCATGGCTAATGCAAATGGACGTGACCAAATTTGTTCAATGCTTCTAGAAGCTCAGTTCTTCACTCCTATGAAGGAGATTATAAAGATCAATACTCTGCAATACCAGGCAGGAACTGAGATCTTTTCTCCCTCACGTCAGCAAGTTGTAAAAATTGACCCAGTTCAACTTCGTAAATCTTTCAGTACTTTCAAACTTACTGACGGTCTTACTCCTACAGATAAGGCAATTTCAGGGGATGATTTTACTGTAGCACTTCAAACTATGGGATCATCTCCTGCAATTGGTGCAGGTTATAATCTTGCTCCTGCATTTTCTTATCTGATGAAGACTAGGAATGTTAACCTGGAACCATTTGAGAAATCTCCCCAACAGATGGCCTATGAACAAGCAATGTCCCAATGGCAGAATGCTGCTGCGCAAGTTGCTGAACTCGCAAAGACTGCTACTATGAAAATCGAAGGAATTACACTGGAGGATTTGAAAAACATGGTAAAGGAATTGTTGCCTGCTCAACCTAATCCTCAACAGTTTGGATATACTCCAGGTGCCCCAGCTAATCAACAAGGTCAACAACAAGGAGCAACTAATGTAACTCAAGCAAATTCTGCGCAATCTGGAGCTAAATAATGGCTGTCTCAATCCCAAATTCTTTCACTTCCTATAGTCTCACTAAACAGGAAACTCTACTTGGTTCAGTATTAAACCCTTACCAAGTGCAGGTAATTCAGAATGAGAGTGCTCAGGTAGCTGAAAATATTCTTGCTCTTAAGTTTGATCCTCAAAATCCTCAAGCTTTTGTGCAGGACGACTCTTATCTTAAGGGTCAATTTTCA